ACTCTGTTGCTGCTACCTCACCTAAAGCTGAATTGGCAGGTGAATATGATAAAGATAGTATTGGTTTACAAGCTCGTGCCATTTCAAAAGGCATGAGAAAAATTACAGGTATTATTGCTAATCAAAACATTCTCTTTGTATGTCTTAATCAAATTAGAACCAAAATGGGCGTGATGTATGGGGATCCGACTACTACTCCTGGCGGTGTAGCTATTCCTTTTCACTCAAGCGTTAGAATTAAATTAGGCGCCGGGAGTCCAATCGAAGGTCCAGATAAAGAACCGATTGGTATTAACGTCTCAGCTAAAATTATTAAGAACAAAGTGTCAGCTCCTTTCCGTAAAGCTGAATTTCAAATCCTCTTCGGTAAAGGTATCTTTGAACATGAAGAGATCTTTGATAATTTACGTAAGTTAGGTGAGTTTGAATATAACGGCAAGAAGATTTGTATTGATGGGGCCGGGGCTTGGAAAACCTTATTGGTAACAACGTTGAGTGGTGCGATTGAAATTGAAAAGAAGTTTTATAAAGCTGATTTTGATAAGATTATGTTTGATCCACTCTATAAAGAATATGTTGATGCTGCCATTGATAAGGCTTATACCAAGAGTGCGTCAGATATTATGATTGAAGATATTGATCCTGACTCTTATATTGAGAATGAAGCGGCGGCGATGGCGTTGGTAGAAAATGATTATTTAGCAGGTGATGATTGATGCATACAGAATTATTGATAGATGGTTTAAATAATTTTATTCGACACTTTTCCACTAATCCTAAGATGTCTTTGCATAATGAACCGTGTGGGGCTATAGCAGGTGTTTTAGGCACAATTTACCGGGGTATTGAGAAATATAAACCTGATAAAGTAACTGTTGCTTGGGAAGGTGGAGGTAGTGCTCGAAGGCGGGCCTTATATCCTGATTACAAAGCCGGACGTAAGCCTTTAAGTTTAAATCGTCCGTATGCTGAATATGAACAACAAAGTCCGAATGAACGTGATAATTGGGATTGGCAGTTACGTACCTTAATTCATCTGTTACCGATGTTAAAGATTGGTCAGATTTATGTGGATGATTGTGAAGCTGATGATGTGATTGCGTATTTGTGTCGGACTAAATGTAAAGATGATGTGAAGATTATTGTTAGTACTGATCATGATTATCTACAATTGGTAGATGATAAGACTCGGGTGTGGGCGCCGAGGAAGCATCAGAATTTATATGACTCAGCTGAGGTCAAGTCGGTGTTTAACATCCCACCCCAGAATTTGTGTGTAGCCAGATGTTTCGTTGGAGATACGTCTGATAACATCCAGGGCATTCGGGGGATAAGTTATAAGTATCTAATTAAATTTGCAACGCGAATCACTGGAGATGTTCCTGTGACAATCGAAGAAGTGTATGACGAGGTAATTCCAAAATTTCATGAATTGAAAAAAGGCGGTTATCCTATCACGCAAATTCAGAAGATCGTGAATTATCCAATGACTGAGGCGAAGTTGAATTGGCAGTTGATGAATTTAGAATTCCCGCAATTGTCAGGTACCCAAATTCAACAGTTGGTATATCAACACGATTTACCTCGGAAGATGGCGCCGAAGTTGGAGGTGAGGAAGTTTATGTTGCAGCAGGGGTTGAATAATATTAATGTGGATGAGTTTGGGATGATGGCCCATAATACACTTTTGATGTCATAATTGGAAAATTAAATTTTCTTTTAGCTGTAAAAAGTGCTTTTCTTGAGTAATATAAGTAATCTATATTATTATTTTTTTTAATTTGACAGGATTTTATATGAGTAATACTGAAAAAAATTTTTCAAAATACGGTAAGAATTTTCAGGAAAAGGTTTTTCAAAGTATGTTATCGGATCGGACTTGGGCTGCTCAAATGATTGAGGTGATGGACCCAAGCTTTTTTGATGTGAAGTATTTAGGTTTTTTATGCGAGAGTTATTTTGCATATTATGAAAAATATAAATGTTTTCCGACCTTACAGTTGTTGATTACGATTGTAAAAGAGAAATTTCAAAACAATACTGATACTATTTTACGTGACCAAATTATTGAATATCTGACCCGTATGAAAACTAACCCTGATTTAGGGGATATTGAATATGTGAAGGATAAAAGTTTAGAATTTTGTAAACGTCAGGTCTTTAAAGAAGCTTTAGAGAAGTCAGTGCAAATGATTCAAACTGAAAACTATGACTCTGTCTTAGGCATTATGAAAGATGCTATCGCAGCTGGTTTACCTGCTTCCCAAGGCCACGATTTCTTTGAAGATATGGAAGCACGTTTTGTCAAGATCAATCGTCAGGCCTGTCCGACAGGTTTGTCACGCTTAGATGAAAAGGATATCTTACGTGGTGGTTTAGGTCGTGGCGAAATTGGTGTCTTAACAGCTCCTACTGGTGTCGGTAAATCACACTTCTTGGTAGCGATGGGTGCTAATGCGATGCGAGCTGGTAAAAATGTAGTGCATTATACTTTTGAATTAACAGAGACTGACGTTGGATTAAGATATGATTCCAACCTCTGTGATATCCCTTCTAACGAAGTCTTAGATAAGAAAGAAGAAGTGATTGAAAAATACAAAGGTATGGATTTAGGTCGCTTGGTGATTAAGGAATATCCTACCGGTAGTGCCACTGTGAACACAATTCGTACACATATTGAAAAACTCTCTTTAAAAGGTTTTGTGCCTTCATTAGTCGTAGTTGATTATGCTGATGTGATGAGATCCAGCCGTAAAATGGAAAGCTTGCGTCATGAATTAAAGTTAGTGTATGAAGAATTACGTAATTTAGCGATGGATTTAGGAGTACCAATTTGGACTGCTTCCCAAGCTAATCGTGATGCATCTAATTCAGATGTAGTAGGTTTAGAGAATATGTCAGAAGCGTATGGTAAAGCGATGGTAGCTGACGTGGTCTTGTCTCTAAGTCGTAAACCTACTGAAAAGGCATTAGGTACAGGTCGTTTGTTTGTGGCCAAAAATCGCGCCGGTCGTGATGGTATCTTATTCCCAATCAATATTGACACAGCCAAATCTAAATTCTTTATCTTAGATGAAACTGAGTTAACATTACAGGAAGTGATTACCCAAGACAAGATGGACTTAAAAGAACAATTGAGAAAAAAATGGAATGAAATACAGAATAAGGATGAATAATGATTAAAGTCTATACCAATAGTAAATTAAAAGAAGTCTTAGCTAATAAACAAATTGAAAAATATACCCCAGCATATTCAGGTGAAAGTGTCGGTTTAGATCTGTACGCCACCAAACGTGTGCAAATTGACCCGGCTACTACCCATGAAGGTGAAAAAGGTGCTACTATTCCTACTGGCCTGCATATCGCCTTACCTAATTCACACGCTGGTTTAATCTTAGAACGTGGTTCTGTTACTAAAACACCTTTGAAAATTAGAGCTGGGGTAATTGATCCAGGTTATACTGGAGAAATATTTATCAATGCAGTAAATGTGTCGGACACTTCTTATATGATTAAAGAAGGCGATAAATTACCCTTTCAAATTGTGGTTGTAAAATGTGATCACGATTTTCAGGTTATTGAAGAAGACGAATACTTAGAGATTACTAAGTCGTCGTTGCGTCAGAGCGGTCAAGTTGGCAGCTCAGATAAAAGATAGAAGGTTTTTATGAATTATTTTGGTATAACAATTAACACACAATATGATAGTAATCTCAATGAACAAGCGTATGCCTTGTTAAAAGATTATTATATGTTAGAAGGAGAAACTACTCCACAACAAAGTTATGCACGAGCTGCTTTGGCTTTTAGTGCGGGGGATTTAGGATTAGCACAACGTATTTACGAATATGCCGCACAAAATTGGTTTATGTTCAGTTCTCCTATTTTATCTAACGCTCCTACACCTGATGGTCGTAATACTAAAGGTTTACCTATTAGTTGTTTTTTGACTTATGTGGATGATAGTTTAGAAGGTTTGATGGAACATAGTAATGAATTACGTTGGATGTCAGTCAAAGGTGGCGGGGTTGGTGGACATTGGTCATCAGTGAGAGCTAACAGTGAAATCTCTCCTGGACCTATTCCTTTTCTCAAGACTGTTGATGCGGATATGACAGCTTATCGTCAAGGAAAAACTAGAAAAGGCAGTTATGCAGCTTATATCGATATCTCTCATCCTGATGTTATAGAATTTTTAAACATTCGTGTGCCAACTGGCGGTGATAGTCATCGTAAATGCTTTAACTTAAATAACGCTATTAATATTACTGATGACTTTATGCATGCAGTTGTAGATAATGCAGATTGGCATTTAATTGATCCTAAGACTAAGAGCGTGAGAGATACAATTAATGCACGTGAGTTATGGCAACGTATTTTAGAAGTACGTTTTAGAACAGGAGAACCTTATCTCAATTTTATTGATGAAGCTAATCGTAAGCTCCCACAATACATGCAAGAAAAAGGTTTAAAAATTCATGGTAGTAATTTATGTAATGAAATTCATTTAGCGACTGATAAAGATAGAAGCGCTGTATGTTGCTTGTCGTCTTTGAATTTGGAGAAATTTGAAGAATGGAAGAATACTACCATTGTTGAAGATTGTATTACATTTTTAGATAATGTTTTGCAGTATTTCGTAGATCATGCAACTGATGTCGGTTTAAAGAAGGCTCGTTTTAGTGCAATTCAGGAGCGTTCTTTAGGTTTAGGGGCCATGGGTTTCCACGCTTACCTGCAATCTAAGAATATTCCTTGGGAAAGCGCGTTAGCTAAAGCTCAAAATATGAAGATTTTTACCTTAATTAAGGAACGTGCTTTGAAACAAACACAGTTATTAGCTCGGTTGCGTGGTGAAGCGCCTGATGCTGTGGGTTATGGTGTTAG